CATAACAATTGAAATAGGTACGAGCGAGGAGGTCTTGCGTAACCTTTGACACAGCATAAGGATTATCTGGATTAATAGGGGCCGATTCATTAACAGGCTTTCCATCTGAACATCTCCCATAGACTTCTGCTGTGGAAGCCAGAATGATTTTAGTATGAGGTGAGTGCTTACGGACGGCCTCAAACAGATGGGCTGTTGACAATATATTATTGTCCAGCATTGCCACTGGTTCTTCAAAAGACTTCCTGACATCAGGGTCACAGGCAAAGTGAAAGATGACATCATATTGTTCATCCTTAATCACTTTATAAACCTGTTCCTCTTCACGCAAATCCATAACATAATGTGGCTTTTCATGCTCACACCCTCCACGGGCCGTGCCATGCACTTTAACATCAGGGTGTTCCTTTTCTATAAACTCCTCCATGTAGGAACCAACTGCCCCATGCACTCCTGTTATTAATGCTTTCATATTGCTCTGACCCCTCCCAGTATTTGTCGGTAGATTATTTTAGGATGATATCTTGACAGGGCATACTCTGAGAAGACTGTTGCCTGATTCGTTATCTTCTCAATTGTTAATGCCTGTATTCTTTCTGCGGCATCACCATCATGAATAAAGAACAACTGTTCTGGGAACCATTCTTTTGTAGGCGCACCTGCCATCTCCATCAATGCACACCCTGCAAACGCAGACTCCAATACACGCCCCTTAACGTGCATATGCTTGGTAGAGCCTGTGATTGCAGAGTTGATTATCATATGGCACTTAAAAAGGAAACCAACGTAATCAGCGTAGCTAGAACCATCCCTAAGACGAGGGACAACCCATCCAGCATTTTCAAGCGGTTTAATAAGATCCCTTCTATGACCAGAGCCAATATTGCCAGCGAAGCCACACTTAATAGTTCTGCCGTCAGGTTGTATTCTTGTTTCATACGGCCTCAAATCTATAGGGGTTAATGTTACGAGGTCAACATGATCCTTACCAGCCCCGTCAATACTCACCTGTCTGTCAAAACATCTGGATTCTGTATAGTTGTCCAGGACAGGCCACCAAGGATGGTCCCCTCCATCACAACACAGATGTATGAGAGGTGCTATCAGTCTCAGTTTGCAGAGTGTCTTGACATCTGGCAATCCCTTTCCTGCCACGGCTCCCACATAAAAGATAGCATCTGGTTGGAGTGCCTTGACCTGCATGAGGATATTATCATCATCAGGAATCCCATGCTGGACGTAGGGTATCCTGATAGCAGGTTCCTCATTCCAGCAGTCCCAGCCACCAACTATCTTGTCAACATCATTGGTAGGAGGTGATACAAATACTACTCTCATACCCAATGCTCCTTTACCCAATGGCAATAATACCTGTCATTCTCATCCATGTTGATAACATCCCTTGGCTTTGGTTTACCGTGGAAGCAGACTATTCTTTCTTCCCCAGTAAGCGTTTTTAATACACTTCTTCCTCTGTCTGGCTTGAAAGATACAACTTGTCCGGGGTAAAGCGACTGCCAAAAATCAGGCTTAGAGTTTTCATAAATAAAATTCTGGTCGCCTCGATGCCTTTCCATCTGCATCTCAGCCGTGTCCTTGAATTTGTTGAACAGATGTTTCATCCCCCCGCCCTCAAAGGCCATCAGGCCGGAGCCAACATGGGGACCCAGCCTGTTGAAGTCGTTCAAGGCACAGAACTCTCCCCGGTAGTCTGCAATCTGGTTTATGTCTCCAAGTATAATAGTATCCAGATCAATAAACAGTACACGCTGATCATAAAGGGCAGGGCAGCGGAACATCTCCATCTTCGACCACCACTTGGGCCATGCGTAAGTAAGCGGGATGACTTGCACCCGCATATCATCATAGGTACTAGGAGAGAACCCGCTATCCATATCGGTAAGGCAGTAGAATTTAAAGGGGCGATCCAGATGACGGCAAACACCGTGAAACAACTTAAAAACATAGTCCCAATCATAGACTCCTCCTGACTTGAGTACACAGGCTATTGCTAAAGGGGGCTTCTCTATTGTTGGTTCTCCAAACGCTTCTCTTGTCCATCCTGACATTGATTTAACGTAAGGCTTGTAGAAATGGTCACGCATGAGTGCTGACCTGAAGGTATCGATACTTCCTTGCTGGCTTCTCCCAGACCAGTCACTCCACCTTTCGTTTGGTAAGGATGGCCCTTTCTCCAGTGGCACCCCACAAAGTATAATCTCCTGAAAACCAATAGCATGAGCAATTTTGACAGCCAGCCAAGATGATGTCCCCCCCGGTTCGTAGTTGTACCACCAATAATCCACCCATGGTTCCGCAGAAATAACATTCCTTTGCTTTAACATTCTGGAGTGGAGTTGTATTGGCCCAAACTCTTCTTTGTGTACTGCTTGCCATTTCTTTGCTCCCTGTCTGTCGAGTGACACCATCATGTCACATTTGTAATTTGTTACAGATCGGTTTACCCCTATGATAAAGGCATCAGGTCTTATCGATCTGGCTCTTGCCAAGTCATCATCCGCTGTCCAACCCGATCCTAAAACTATACAGGTCCCTGAGTGGCGTACTGGATACCTGGGTTCTGAGATGGGGTCGCCTATTACAGGGGCATCCAGAAAATGCTGTGGCTTCTTCTTCGCCCTGTATTCTTCCGGGTTGTAAGCCCGTGGCCTATTTAACATCTGGATATCCCAATAGATCCATCGTCCACCCAGACATGGATCTCACATGAGGGTGCATGAATTTATCATACCTCCATACCTTTCTATAGGATTCAAGTTGCACGGGGGTTCGTGTAGTCCATCCCTCCTTTGGATCGTTGTCCCCATCGAGATAGGGGCCACATTCTAACGGCGCACCACATACTATAACCTCTTCAAAACCTATCCCTAAGGCTATCTTGGCCGCCAGCCAGACTGATGTTCCACCTGATGGATATCGAGGCCAGAAGTAATCGACCCACGGGTAAGCCATCTTTCCCTTCCCACCAAAGCGTCCGGCATGGAGAGTAACCGGCTCACTAAAATTATCCATGTGGGACTGCTTCCAGGCAAGACCTTTCCCGCGATCAATGGTGACCATCAAGATGGATTTAAAATGACCTGCGGATCTGTTGACTGTGATTATGGGAGCTTTGGGGCGGAGATGGAGCGCACGCTCAACATCATCCTGGGTACACCATGCTGATCCGGCAACAAGGACTGTTCCAGAATGCACATGGGGATAATAGGGTTCCGAATGGGATTGTACGAATGGGCGAACAACAGGAGGCAACATGAGAATAGTATCTCATATTACCTCCAAGAGTTCAACTTAGTTGGGTGTCAATTCAATCATGACAGTGACAATTGCGGTCACAGAACCTTCACCACCACAAGTGATCTCGATAGCACCATTTGCGGATAGAGTGTTTGCGCCGTCAATATTACCTACGTCAACGTCACCAGCGGCATCCCCGGAAGACTCGATCAGGATAATGTCTGCATTATCATTGGTCTTGTCGTCAGAAGTTGCGTTTGTGTTACCGATTTCGATACCAAACGTGGTATCTGCCTGGGTGACAACGCTGTGCAGAACCGTCCACATCTTCGTGATTTTGCAATCGAAAGGTGCGATTGCCCACGTTGATGTAGTGGCGCTTGCGTCAGCGTGATGGATTGACATATAAGTAGCACTACCCGTGATAGCCGTAGTTACCACTCCAGAGGAGACAGTATCTACACGGATCATGTACCCGCCCTGATTGCCTGTGACGACAATTATATCGTCAGAGGCGAGGACTTGGTTGTCATCATCATTATTGAAGTAACCAGATGCGGTGACCGTGCCTCGGTTGTCGGTATCTGATTTATAGATATACAAGCCAAAGCCAGGAGCCGCCCCCAACACGTTATTTAGATTTGCAGTGTTGATAGCCATAAGATGTTACTCCTTATAGTTAGTCAGAATCGGTTACCACTCCAACGGTTACGTTACTGATATCAACGACACCTGAGTCTACCTCATTGACAATGTGCCGACCATAAGTGCTGATCGTTCCAGTCCTGAGTGCTGTAGTCCAAACAATAATGTCAATCAGATCACCAACTCCGAAGATTTGATCATCATCTGAATTATTGAAATACCCACTACTGTCAACAGTAGCATGGGTATCCAGAGTGTCATAACGCCAGTGGTTATAACCGTTAAAAGAGCCAAGATTAATGAGGTCAGAAGTTATAAAAGCCATCTAGGACCTCCTTAAGTGGTAGCCAATGCAAGAGTGTCATTGACATTACCTTCAATGACTCCAGTGTCGTCAATCATGACCGACCCACCTGACATGGCATGGTTAATAAAATGAGCTGCCCTGTCGCCGTGCCATGTAATATCGGCACCAACGCCGGACTCATTTGATCCTCTGGCGGCCAAGTTCGCAGGATGTGCGCCCGAAGCATAGGCCAAAGAGTTTTTGTTATATACGAAATGCTTGGACGTTGCGGTCCCAACATTAGGTACGCCGGAATGAACAGTCCAAAGGACGTTCAACCATTTCTTGAAGAACCCGACAGGGGCATTGCTGGTAAACGGGCGACCTGCGCCGTCTACATAGTCAGAACTTGCGAACTCAGGAATGCCAGCCATTCTTTCCCACGTTACCGGAGAAACAACACCATACATCATTCCATTTTCATAGGAATCGAGTCGCATCAAGTCCCCTATCATGGAAACAAAATGGTTTCTGACCGCAGCATAGGAAGTCGTAGTCATTGTTAAGGTAGTCTGGGTCGTAGAATCCAGAGTCGTTAGAATCTGACTGTCAACCTTCCTACCTAGTGCATAAGCTCCGCCTCTGGCGATAGCCATGCGTTCCTCAATGTTGATCTTAGCTTCATCAAGCCGATCAACCCAGTCACCCGCATAGAAATCAGACAGCGTGGCTGTGTGACTTGTATGGGTCTGGTTCATCGGGGTGATCGTACCATGTCGTGCTTTCGTGGTAGCGGCACCCTTCGCGATTTTCTGGAATACTGCACTGGAGCCTTTCACGCCCGTCCGAAAACGGACTGTCGGCTTCAACACGGAACCCTGACGCTGGAAAACGTCATGAACATCGCGCTCGTATTGGGTTATAAACGCAGCAGTGATTGAAGTAGACATAATATGCCTCCAAAGTTAATAAAGGATTAATACCTTCCTTTGGGAGCCATTATCTACTTAGGTAGGGAGCCTTGCGGGGCTACTCTAATAGAGTTTGGGGCATTGGAATGTAGTTTAAATCAGCGGGTAGGGCCACAAAGGGGAGCCACCCTTTCTCTACACTTACCAAATTACTTCATGTGTGTCAACCTAAATTTAAAATTACTTGGATTTACCAGACTCAAGTTTAGCATAAAGAACCGCCTGTTTCTGATCCAGCTTGTTGGCTTGCTTCTGGTTACCATCATCCAGAGCCTTCTGCTTGGCGGTCTGCAAGTCTTCGATCTGTTCTTCTATTGTATCCACCTGGTTATCAGTCAATATTTCACCTATTCTTGCTTCGCCCATTTCACGACCAACACGACCAAACATCCTGACCATGAAGGGCTGATCCATTAAGAGGGAACCATCTTTCATCTCCATCTGTTTTATCGTATCAAAGTCAGGGCCAAAATACTCCGTTACTGCACGGTTGGCATACTCCTTGTTGACATCGTAGTCCTCTCCCCAGTCCTTCCGCATCTGGGCATCTGTTCTCTGGGCAAAATCCTTGTCATAAACAAGTAATTTCTCCTGCCCTTCAATAGCTTCTGCCTGGAACTCTGCGAATAATCTCTGAGCTACCGCTGAGGGTATATTTGACTCATGGAAGACCTTGTTCCATTTTTCTATACCTGCTCTCTGCTCCTCCGGCATATTATCGTTGACTTCAAGCCCATCATATTTATATTCTTCCGGGGACTGCGGGATACCCATATTTTTCCTGTAGGTGTGCCACTCATTGTCATCCGACTTCTTCCCCGGCATAACCACGGCTTTGGATACCTGCTTACGCATATCCACCAGAGCTTTCATGGCACTTTCATTCGTGTCATAACGCTCAGACATCTTCATGGCATCGGGATCACTAATTCCTTCCCGCCAGTTGAACTGGCTTGCTTCCTTTTCTGCCGTTACTTTTGCCTCTGTGTCTTCTGTTGTATCGGCTGTCGCATCGGTAGTTTCCTCCGCTGTATCGGTAGTTTCTGCCGTTGCTTCTGCCGTATCTTCAGCCATGGTCTACTCCTTTATAAAATTTACTTCGTGTTTTTGTTGGTTTATCTTGTGGTTCCACGGGTTTCTTTAGCAGGACTTTTTGTATTTCCAAGGCAAGTTCCCTGTGACCTTCATATACATGGGTACGATAGGGGTCCACAGGTATCGATTTTGATACTGAGGGAAGGTTGATATGACCCCACCACATGATCTCTCTCAAAACCCTTTTCCCCGCTGATGTTTTATAAACAGCCTGAAAGTCCCTATATCGGTTCGTTTCCCTGGATACACCAATATAGGCAGAACCCAATTCGTTGTTCAGGTTCTCAACCTTATCCTGTTCATCATCAAACTCAATCATTATCCGGGCTGTCCAACGGCTTGCTGTACATCAACGCCAGCTTTACTGACCTTCTGGACCGCCCCGGCAAATTTGTCTGCAACGCCTGATTTCTGTTCCAGTTCAGCCATTTGTTGTGCTTGGGCTTCCTGTTCTGCACGCTGTTGGCGAATTTCTTTAATTTGTGCCTGGGAGTTTTTAACTTCATTCGGTACGCCATCAGCATCATGTGTAACCTTGGAGTACCCATCTATATTGATATGGTCGAGTGCATTCGGGATAATTTGTGCAATCTCCAAGTGTTCAGCCACCCATTGCTTGGCGGCTTGCGCTTTGATTTGCTTTTTCACCTTGTTTACTGGAGATTCAAATTCAAATTCTACTTCTTGCCCTTCCAGAATATCCGGTATTTCTGCAAACGCCCCGGCTCTCATCAGGATCATGAATGAACGCTCAATCATGGGGGCCGTGTAGTCAGTCTCAAAGCGTCCAAACACCGGCCCTATTTCCCGGATAAACTCTTCTTTCCTCTGTATGACTTCCGTTGCTGTCATCTGGGGGCCATCGATGGGAAGGTTGAGTACGTTCTTGAAGAAGGCACGCATGACCTGTTCCCTGGAGTCCAGCTGCATATCGCGTGTGATCGGCAAATTAACTCCAGATTGCAGCGGGAAAACCGGATTGCCATTCAGTTCCCGTGCTATATCAACATCATAATAGGAAACGGCTCCGGGGAAAGTATTCAGTTCGTTAAAGGTTCCATCATTGGGAGCCATGAGGGGAGGGTCTGCGGCACGCTGGCCTGATACTAGAATGGTTTCCCCCATCGCCTGTAACGTGGCTGAATCAGGGAGTGCAATCATTCCCGGTGACCTCCCATAATCCTCCCCGGAAGTCGTATCCCAGCGTGGTGCCACAAACGGAAGCTCTTGGAAACCACCTTGTTCTAATTCATGTTCCTCATCCACTTCAATGTAATAGTGGGCAATAGGCATATTGATTGCCAGTTTGGGATTCTCAAAATGCTTTTCTTCCCGTGGCATGATTGCCTGTATAACTTCTATCTTTTTATTTGGTTCGTTGTCGGCTGCAAGCTTCTTTACCGCATCGCTTACCTTGTCTCCCCATTTGGCTATCATCTGCCGGACAGTCCACTTCTTGCTGCTCATCACACCTATCAGGTTTCCATCTTCGTTGAATATCAGGACAACATCCTTCAGGTGGATGCTTTGAAACTTGAGATGATCGAGATTCCTTCCCTCCCCAATAAATAAAACACCAGTGCCAAACACAACAAGATCAGTATCCACCTCACCAGTTGACTGTCTGAATCTTGCCTTGGGGTTGTTGAGTGCGGCATCGAGCCGTGACTTCGTATCATCGAGCCAGATTTTAACTTGTTCATCCTGTTGCAACCGTTCATCTTTTGCTCTCAGAAACCACCATTCTGTACTCTCAGGGCGTAGCCAGAAACTCATGTGATGGGCAAGGCTCCGGGCGGCTTGCATAGGTGTGCCATCGAAAATAGCTTCCGTCCTGCTCTCACCTGGGATGGTTTCTCCTACAAACCCCGCACGCCTTGGCAACATGATGCGTGCCAGGTCTTCCCAATGGGACATGAACACACCCTTTTCTTTTTTCAAATCCTCAAACTGCCGGATTATTTCTTTTATCTTTTCAACA